AGCCATTATAATACTTCCTCTAGTCTTTGTGATGTTTGAAACATTTTACGTGCGCCTTCTAATCCTTGCGATTCCTCTGATACTTCACCTCCGGATTCGAGGTTCTTCATCATGTTATACATAACTTCTGCACCTTTGTCTACATCTCCTTCACCTGCATTTCTAACAGCATCAGCTGTAAATACAAACTCATTCTTTGATAATCTTGCAGGTACGTCATCTGCTTTTTCCATACGTCCTATTGGAACGAATCCACCTTCAGCTCTTAAATCCATTTCTTTACCATCCATATCTAATAGTGGCATTGTTTTTTTTGCAACCGGTTCGTTCATAGATCCACCTTCAGCTTTAAATCTTCTTGCTAAATATTCATCAGGATTAGCTCTAATAGTTTCTATAGGTATTCCTGTTTCATCTGAAATTTGTTGTGCCTCTGCCTCTTGTTCAGGTGTTAAAGCACCTGCTATTGTTGATGCAAGAGTAATACCACCCGTTACAGTTGGCATTAAAGATCCACCACCTTTTGTTAAACCTAATGCAGGAAGTATACCTTCCTTAAAAGGAACAAATGCTTCACCCACTTTTGATCCTGCTTGACCAAGTAATGTTCCTCTTAAACCACTAAGTCCACCAAATTGTGTAGCTCCTAAATATCCTAATCCACCTAATAATGCAGTCCTACCTAATGGTGACTTTGCAATCTTCTTGACTGTTCTTCCAACTTTCTTAACAAGTTTACCTAAAAAATATTGTTGTCTTCCTGTTTCAAGGTCCATGATCCCACCTTCGTAAGGCATGCCACCTCCTGCTAGTCCTGCTCTACCACCTTCTGCTGCATACCTAAGTCTTAAACCTTCTAAACTTTCTAAATCTTCAGTATCTTGTTCTGGTTCTTGTGCCATGATGCTTGGTGCTTGAGCTACCATTGGTGATAAAATTATTTCTGGCCCTTCTGGATTACCGCCCACGTTATCATCTTCATCGTTATCATCCATTAAAGTAACCGTACGTGTTTTTTTTGGTCCAAAAATACCTCTTGCTACTACTGTACCTAAAGTTGTTGGAATATCCAAAACCTTTGCTATTCCAAGACCGACTGTGTTTACAATTGGATTAAATTTATCAAGGAAGTTAAAAGAGCTAGATTTATAAGCATCAGGATTTTTTTCAAAATTTTTTTCAAAATCTTTTTGTCTGTCTGTTTGAATTCTACTTCTAGTTAAACCAGATGATGTCACAAAATCTCTTCCAGAGTCCCGTTGTGTTGCACCACCACCTGGAGGTCCACCATAAGCACCTGTACCTTTAGCTTCATCTCCACGATCTTGTGGACCACCAGATCTAAGTCCTATTCGTCCACCGTTTGCTAATAATTGTTTTGCGATTTGAGTTCTAGTTATGGCCATCTTACTATTCTATTTTGTTTCTCCAAATAAATCAAGGCTTGGCATCACTAAAGTAACATCTTTTCTGATATCATCTGGTGAGATACCTTTAGCTTTCCATTCATTATCATCTTTATATTGTTCGCCTGTCTTTTTGTTTGTTATTTTTTCTATTATTTTATCAGGTGTTATTGTTGGTAAATCAGTCATTATGTTGTTACCTCTCGTGGCTGTATTTCTAATATTGAAGCTATAACGTGCAGCTCATTCGCTTCAGCAGCTTGTACTTTTAACACTTCACTTTCTTCCATAATTAAAGGCTGTGTTAAAAGTTCTGTTGTTGCTTTAGACCCTATTGCTTTATCTTTAAATAAATTAAAGATAGTGCCACTAGCATTTACTAGGGTTATTGTTATTGTAGTTCCTGATCCAGCATCCTCAGATACTATTAATGATCTTATAACAGATGACTTAAAACTAGGCACTGTATACAATGTTGTTAAATCTGTTGTAGTTAAATCTACTTTTTTATTTATAAAACTATTTGCCATTAATTTAAAAAGAAGTTTTGTGCTTCTACTTCATCCTTTAATTCTTCTTGAAACGTCGTGTTTAATTTTTCTACAATTGCATCTAAATCTCTAACTTGAGATTCTGCAACAGTAATATCATATTCTCTACTAGCTCTTGTTAAAACTTGTACTATTTTTGCCATTATCTTCTTCCATCTGGTTGTGTATCTAGTCTAAAAGTTCCTAGTTTCCAACTTTGACTACTTGCTGTATTTTCTACTTTCATTGCTATTGCTCTTGCTCTTGCACGTGTGTCTATTTTTTTAGTAGAAGTTGTAAGATCAAATGGTCCAAGAGGTGAACTTGATTGCGAATCATTAGGGTAATTTTTTAATTGTAATGTAACTCGAGTTGTTCCAGTCTGACTTATAAAGTCAGGTACAAATCTTCTTATCTTCATTAAATATTCACCATCTCCTCTAAATGTTGCAACACCTGTTTGTTGACCCGTTTGAGCCCTTGCTTGTGTAATATCAAAATCTCCTGATGAGATATTTGAAGTGATTGCAGTTATGACTCCATTTTTATTTTGGTCAGTTCCTATTTCATGTTCATAATAAGTTGTTATACCTTCTGTATTTCCAACCACATCAAACGATGTATCCGTATCTGCATCGTATTCTGTTGCATGCGGAGTTCCAAATACAGCAGAGTCTCTCCACATAGTTCTAGAGAGTGTTCCATTAGTCCATACAGGTCTTTGTGGTGATGAATCAAAATAATTATATGTAACTTGTCTATTTACAACTGATGATGTAGATGTTGGATAAAACCATATTACTTCACCAAACAAGTTATTTAATCCAGCAGACACCATTTGATTACCAGAGTCTAGATTGATGTCATCAAAAACAAAATCTTCTACCAAACAAGGTAATGATTCTAATTTACCAGCATATCTAAAGAAACCATTCTCTGACATCCAATACGCAGCACCATCAACTTCTACACATGCATTCTGTCCAACCAAACCACAGTTAGTTCCAACTTGTGCAAACGCAAAAGTAAATGGTTGACCAACAAAACGTTGAGTAAACAATGCAGTATCAGTCCAAACATAAAGTGCATCTCTACCTCTGATTGCTCCTATGATCCGTGATCCATCGGCCAATCTCTGTGTGCCAGCGGTATTAGTTGCTGTAGGTGTGTATGTGTTTATATCTTCTTGGTCCGAGAACCTAATGAACATATCGTCTTGTGTTGACGTATCACCAATAGTTGTTTCAGTACCATAAAATACTAAGTGACGATCGGGAGTAGATACAACCATATGTCTTGATGCTGTAGGTGCGCCTGATATAATTGTTGCTCTTGTTGTCGTTGCATTTGATAATGAAGAGTCCCATTCAAAAACAGCGTTGTTATGTATTAAACAAATTGCTTTGTCTCCAAAATTATCAATCGACCACATACCTGGTTCAATAATTAAATCTCCAGATGCTGCTTCACCCCATGCAACATAATCGGTTGAATTTGTAACTGTTGCACCATCACTATGAGATGCTGCTGTTGTTCCAGCAACTCCTCTTGTTAAACCCGTTAGTGTATTACCACTAACTCCAGTGTAAGAAATTTCTTCTGATCCTATAATAATAAAATTAGTTCCAGTGCTAGGAAATAAAGAAGCGTCCGCTAAAGTAAGAGTGGTTACAGAATCGTTGATTGCACCATCTAAAGTAGTTGTAACTGCTCCAGCAGCTTCTCCACCCCATGAACCTAATCCATATCCAAATCCTTTTGCTTGTACTGCTGGACCCACAGTGTAGTAATGTTGAACTCTAATGCCACCTGATGTTGTTGCACCAGATCCTGATTCGTTTGATGGCATTGTAATAGTTAAAGTTGTAGTTGTAGGTACAGATGTCACCATAAATTTTTTATCATCAAAATCAGAAGCACTAAAATTTGAATTAGTTATTGAAGTAAAACTATCTAAAAGAATAATATCGTCCTCTTGTATATTGTGTGCTGATGAAAATGTTATTGTAACTGTAGGAGATCCATTAGTTGTACTAAATGCGTTTGTTAATGTTGTAGTAGATTTAATAGGATGTATGTCATAAAATATACCCCCTGAATATGCATATAAAATTCTATTTGTTCCTATAATAGCATATTTTCTACCTAAACTATTTACAAAATGATGAAGACCTCTAGCGGCCCCTGTTAATTCATCTGTTCCTAGTTGTTTCCAACCTCCTATTTTTTCAGGTGTTCCGTATCTAAATCTAACGTTATCACAATCCACCCATTGGCCCTCAGCTGTGGTTTCTGAAATTTGTTTATTTATACCTGGTTGAAAACCTATTTTCTGTAACATATATGTCCTTATTTATTAAAAATCTTAATAAAGCAAGTGAGTATGTGTGGTGTAATACTCACTCGCCAATGTTTTATATCAATCTTTACTTATAAAATCAACTCAGCTAAGTCTCGATTTGGCCCTATTTTACCTTTGAGGAAAGTATTAAATGCAAGACTTATTCTAGTATTAGAACCCCTTTTATTATCCACTTGATGAGTTGTAGAAGATGGAAACATTATTATCTCACCAGTTTCTACCGGAAAAAACCAAGAAGAAGAATTATATGGGTTATATTTATCTTTATTAATTTCAGGGGATATTTGTTTATATGATATTGGATTAAAAAATTTTATTAAATCAGTTTCTTTGTTTGAATCAATATACAAAACACCTGATGCAAATGAATTAGGATGTTCATGTTTATGATGAAATTCATTTTCTTCCGTATAATTTAACCAAGACTGAGTTACATAAATTTTTATATCTTTCTTTGGACAAACAACATTATTTAAATAACTTTGACAAACTTCATCCACAAATTGTTTAATATTTTTAAGTTCAGGTCTATTTAAAATATAATTATCTTTAGTATGAATATTACCTGAGTTGTTTACACAGTAATTTTTTTGATCATTTACAAATTCTAATTCTTTTTCTGTAAATTCTCTACCTATATCTGTCATGTAAACAGGAATTGGAAATAGTCCATGAATTTTATAATCTTTCATTAATAACACCAAGATACAAATGAATATCTTGTTCCTTTTGTAACTGGTTTAACTAAATGTGGATATAAAAATACTGATGGAAATATTATAACATCTCCAGGTTTAAATTTTATTTGATAGTCATCAAACATAATAAATTCTCCACCTTCATAATCATCATTTAAAACACCAACAATACTTAAAATTGGTATACCTCTTTTTTCACCTGTAAATAAACTATGAATGTGATCACAATGTTTAGACATTATTTGATTTTTATTATATCTATTAAATCTTAATTTGTAAAAACCTTTCCAACCATCAAATTGTGGTCCACTTATTTTGTCAATAACAATATATTTTTCTAATGCTTTCCAAGTTAATCTCATTAACTCTTCTATATAAGTTAAATCATCTCCATAGCAAACATCAAGTTCTCTTTCACCATTTTTATCAAATTCATTATAATTCTGTGTGCTTGTATAAAAATGTCTTTGCCATGTTTTATTTTTTTTTAATTCTTTTAAAGAATCATCTAAAATATTTTGAGGAATCCAATTATCTAAATGAAGTATGTAATTTTTTAAATCTAAAGATTGTTTTTTCACACCACTAAAAATATATTTGTTTTATTATTCTCGTAAATCCCAAGTTTGATCTGTTTCATTCCAATTATATACTTGACCATCTGTAGGATAAGAAACAGGTGCTTCCCATTGACAAGTATCTTCATTTATTGTCCAACTGTCATAAGGTTTTATTGGAATAAAAGCATCTCTTGTTTGATCGTATCTTCCACCAACAGTAGCATAATTTTTTCTAAAAGGTGTACCACCCAATTTATGTTCACCAGCAAAAGTATTGTAAGACGTCTGTATCCAAGTGTCAGCTGTATTGTAAATACTATTTAAAAAATCCGCACCAGCTTGTTCAGTTGTAGCAATATCATTGTGTACCACCTCGACTCTTTCAACTATGCTTCCAGTTCCTATTTTTGCAAAATGTGCCATAATAATCTCCTACGCTGTGTAAGTTCCACTTCCTGTAAATTTAATAATTGTATCTTCTCCGTCTGTTGTAACAGTTGGAGAACCACTTGTTGTGCCTGGATAAGCCGCTGTTCTTACTCTTAAGATAACAACTCCACTTCCACCATTTCCAGATGAACCACCACCATCTGTTCCACCAGATCCACTTCCTGTATTTGCAGCTGCAGCAGTTGAATTTCCTGAAGGTAAAACACCATCTGTTCCGCCACCAGCACCACCGTCTCCCGGTGCGCCACCTCCACCGCCACCAAAGTTACTTGCAGTTCCTGTTATTCCAGATACTAAACCATCTCCACCATTTTCTGAAGGTGCTCCAAAACCAGCTTCTCCAGTTCCTCCACCGCCACCAGTTCCACCAATACCACCATCAAAACCTTCTCCTGCAGTACCTAAACCATTTGGTGAACTACCTGGTGCAGAACTACCGCCACCACAACCGCCGTCTTTTGCAGCTACTGCTGATGGAGAATTATAACCACCTCCACCTCCGCCACCTGTAGTTACTGAAATAATTTTTCCTCCCTTTTGAGCACGAAGAGAAGAACTTGAACCATTATTACCAGCATTGTTTGGACTAACGCCCCCACCTCCACCACCAACAGTTACAGTATAAACATCTCCTGCGGTTACCACTCCTGTGCCTTGTTTTAAACCTCCAGCACCTCCGCCACCACCAGAGTTTGCACCACCAGATGCTCCTCCAGCAAGATTTAAAAAACGTAAAATAGTTTGAGTTTTATCTGCAACAACACTATCTAGTTTTGGAATCCAACCTTTTGTTGAACCAG